ATATTTCAGTCATTAGATGATATTATAATTAGTTTATTAATATTAATTGGAATATTAATAAAAATAGATTATAAAATAATATTTATATTTATATCATATAAAAAAAGTTTATTTACGATAGCACAGAATTATAATGAAATAAGATTATCAATAATAAGAAATAGGATATCATTAGATAATATAAATGATTTTTTTAATGATAATACGAGTAATATAATGGAGGGTAATTATATACCATTAAATATAATACCTATAATTAAAATAAGTGATTTATCATTTTCATATAATAATAAAAAGATATTTGATAAATTTAATTTAAATATTCCGAATAATATTATTACGGGTATTTCTGGATGTTCTGGAAAAGGTAAAACGACATTAATTAAAATTTTATTAGGGTTATATTCATATGAAGGTAATATAACAATAGATAATATAAATATTAAAGATATTGATTATAATTATTATTATAATAAGTTAATATCATATGTAGGACAAGAATCGATATTATATTCAGGTTCTATATATGATAATTTAATATCTAATTTAAATGAAGATGAAATAGATAGAGAATTATTAAATAAATTATTAGAAAAATTAAATATTTCAAAATTAGATAATGAGAAATTATCAGGAGGAGAAAAGCAGAGATTAAGTATATGTAGAGCATTTTTGAGGAAACCTAAAATTATATTATTAGATGAACCGACATCATCACTTGATTATGATAATGAAATAAATGTATTAAATTTAATAAAAGAATTAAATGAAATATATAAAATAACGATTATATTAGTTTCTCATAGTAATAATGCGATTTCTATATGTGATAATAAATTCTATATTTAATTAATAATAACTAATAATTATAAATGAATCCACAAGATATTTATAATGAAAGAATAAGAGGAGATAATGTTAAAATGGCAGAATATAAAAATAATATTAATAAAAATAATATTTCTGATAAATTAAAATCTATGATTGCTGAATTAAATAGAAGAAGAACAGAATTAAATAGAAGGTTTTCATATGATTTAACATTAACACATAAACCTATATTATGGCGATTAATTACTGATACAGATTTTATGTGGGATGATATTAATAAATCAATAGAATATGAAGTATTATTATCATCAGCATTAGAAATAATTGAAAAAGATAAACAAAAAGAAGAAAATTGTAATTGGTTTAGTGTATAATTTTTTTATTAGATAAAAATAAATATTAATAATTGATTGTTTAATAATTTTGCTGACTTCTTTAAATGTTATAGTAATAATGCGATTTCTATATGTGATAATAAAATTGTATTAAATTAAAAGAAAAACTGTTAAAAATGATTATAAAAATATTTGAGAATAATTGCCCGAAATGCCGAAATACTGGTTAGACGGAATTTTTGATGAAGAATTCATCGAAGTCAAAGTCGAAGAGATTGTCGAAGTCGAGGATGAAGAATTTATTATATCTGATAAATTCAATGGATCCAAAGATGGATATTGTTTCAAACTTGGGGAAAAGGGACTTGGTTATTATCGTTTATCAGGTTTTAAAATTCCTGTTAAAAAGATTGTTGAGGAGATTGTCGAAGTTAAGGTTGAGGTGAAGGATGAGGAGAAGGTTGATTTCATTCGTGAAAAATACACTAAAAGCAAAGTTGGATATTTTTACAGACTTGGGGATAAAGGTTATGGTTATTATCGCATAACAAGTTCTGATTTTAGTGGATATAAACCGATGAAAATGGTTTTATGTAAAAATTATAAATATTGTTCTAATCCTAAATGTTATAATAGGCATTGGTATAATGTTCGTAATAGCAATCGTATGAGTGAATATAATGCTAATCCTGAATATTGCGAAAAGGAAGAAAAAGAAGCACTTACAAGGGCAATTAGTAGATTTAGGAGAGAGGGGTATATAACTATTGTTGAATAATAGAAATAAAAAAACACAAAGATATTAGATGAATATTTTTGTGTTTTTATTTTTTTAAAAATCAAAAAAATGATTTTAAATATAATTAAAAATATTATTTGAAATGCCGAAATACTGGTTAGAAGGAATTTTTGAAGAAGATACCTTTGAAAATACGAAGGAATACTTTATATATTCTGAAAAATATTGTGGGAGTATTTATGGATATAGTTTCAAACATGGGGAAAAAGGATTAGGATATTATATGTTAAAGAGTATATAAAAAACATTTGTATAAATATTTTTTGTGATTTAAATAAAAATGATTTTAATTAATTTTAATAAAAATAAAAGATGAAAAAGATAATTCAGGTTAGCGATGATATATTTTGGGGATTTAATATTATTGTTGATTTGAATGATTATAAAACAATGGATGAATTGGGTAATTTATTAAAGAGTGAATTAATAGATTTTTTGAGAAAACATAATCTTCTTAATTTACTTGATAGGGCAAAAAAGATAGATTTTCATCAACATCTCTACACATCATATGAAGAATTGGATAGGAATGATTATGATATAATATATTTTTGTGGAGATTGTTGTCGATAAAATAAATAAGATAAATATACACCTAAAATAAAACCGATAATAACAAAGAAGAGATATTTTAGGGAATAATATCCAATCACAATAATTAGAATAATAAAAATAAGATTATTGGTATTTAATAAATCCATATCTTTTTTTTAAATAGAAATTAATTTATGATGTCCTACTCTAATATCAGTATTAATCATAATTGGGATACCTGTTTTTTGAATATTTTTACAGAATGAGACATCTTCACTACACATATCACGAAGAATAGTTCCATCTTCACAAATAATTTCTTGAAGTTCGCTATTAAAATATGGATAAGACATTTTCTTAAAAACATCTTTTTTCATAGCAAAAAATCCCATACCAGTATAATTAACAGGCATATATTTAAGACCAGTTTCTTCTTTCCATTTTTCTACAAATTCTGGTGTAATAAATTCAAAAGTACCATTTTTAGTAAAATAATTAGTATCCCATTCTTTAACAATGGCATAATTAGTTAGATTTGACATTCTATACATACCACTAACAACTGGATGAATATCAGTTGATTCGATTAAATCCATTAATTGTTGAGGAGTAAAGATGATATCGCTATCAATTGTAATCCATACATCAAAATCGATATTATTAAATGGTTTTTGTTGAACACCACGGAGAACATCGAGACCGAGAGTTTGCATTCTAGCAAAAGTTACGAAAGAAGATACACCTGGACTGATGATAATTTCATATTTTTGACTTTCCCAGAGTACATTTAGAGCACCAGTCCATGAGATAAGAAATTTAGAAGAAAAATTATCGCCTGGGAGACCAATAACAATCTTTTTTTTAGTCGGTTTTACAGGTTCAGAAGTTTCTTTGCTAACTTCATTTTTTACATCATCTTCATTATTATTAACACTTGACATTTTTATATATAAAATTATCAATGAAATTCTTATATAATTTTTCGTTAATAATTATATAAAAAATAGAAACTATAAATAATAGTTATGGTATTATCTAATTTAGAATTAACTGAAAATGATTTGCGTTCTTATCAACCTGATAAAATCATTACTAAATTAAAACCACATCAATTAACATCATTATATAAGGCGATAATGATGGAGAATACGGGAGAGATTACATATAAAATTAATAATTTTCATAATTATTCGCAATTATTTTTTGATAATTCGAATATAATAAATCCAGAAGATGGAGAAACGGAGATTACATTAAGAACGAATATTGGTATATTAGGAGATAAAGTAGGATATGGAAAAACATTATTAGGATTGGCATTAATAGCATCAAATAAATTAGAAAATATTCATATTAATCCTATATATATGAAAAATTTTTCTAGTCATAATCATTATAATTATTTAAATATATCAGTTTCGAATAATCTTATTCAAAAAAGGGTAAATATAATTAATACTACATTAGTAATAGTTCCACGGGGTCCCGTATTTATTCAATGGGAGAAGACAATATTGGAGAAGACTAATTTAAAGATGATTTCGATAACAAATATGAATTTTATTAAATGTATGTTGCCAAAATATGATGGTAAGAATGATAGAGATATAATAAATTTTTTTGAGAGTTATGATTTAGTACTAATTAAAAATACGACATTAAAGATATTAATTGATTATTATCATGGATGTCAATTTATAAAAAATTGGAAGAGAATAATGATAGATGAGGCACATGATATTATTAATAAAATCCCGACATATATGAATTATTATTATTTATGGTTAATAACGGGAACATATAATGATATTTTTACAAAGACGGGATATAGTCATTATATATCAGGAATAAAGGAATTAATGAATAAAAATTCGATTGCTGGAATAATTGTAAAAAATACGAATGAATTTATAAAGAATAGTTTTGATATTCCAGAACCAGTAGAGAAATATTATTTATGTAAATTGCCGACAAATTATTGTATAGCAAAGAGATTTTTAAATTCATCAGTATTAGAGAAAATTAATGCGAATGATTTTGCGGGTGCTATAAGAGAACTTGGAGGAAAAAATGAGACAGAAAATAATATAATTGAATTAGTATCGAAGGATTTGAAGAGAATATTATTTAATTTGGAGATGGAAAAGACATTTATTCAAAGTCAAGATATAGATGATGATGATAAAGAATTAAAAATAAATAATATTAATGTTAAGATAGAGGTTCAAAAGAATAAGATAAATGAATTAACAGAAAGGATTAAATCTTATAAGGATAATAGTTGTGCAATTTGTATGGATGATGTACAAAATCCAGTATTATTGGAATGTACGCATTTATTTTGTGGAGGATGTATATTTACATGGTATAATAAGAATAATAATAGAAATTGTCCGACATGTAGAAAAACAATTGGAGATTTTAAAAAAATAACGGCAATAGTAAATAATGATATAAATCAAGTTAAAAAGGATGAGATATATTCAAAGGAGGATACATTATTAAAAATTATTGAAAATAATATAAATGGAAAATTTTTAGTATTTACAAAAATAGATAATGGTTTTGAGAATTTTAAGAAAAAATTGATAGATGCTAATATTACATTTGAATTTCTCAAAGGTACTACAACTCAAATGTTAAATGTTCTTGAAAGATTTAAAAATGGAATTACAAAAATAATTTTATTAAATACGCAATATGCTGGAAGTGGTATTGAAATAAATTGTGCGACGGATGTAATAATATTTCATTCAATGGGACTTGATAAACAACAGGCGATAGGGAGAGCTCAAAGAGTAGGAAGAACAACTAGATTAAATATTCATAATTTATGTTATGAAGATGAAATGGAATAGATTAATTATTTTTTTAATATTTCTAAGATAGATTTATAGAAATAAAATAAAATTATAATAATAGAAATAAGATATGAGTTGTCCTATAAAAATGGCGGATGGTCGTTATTTTACTAATTATGAACCTCGTTGTGTTAGAAATGCTAATTTAAATGAATTATTAACAAAGAATAATATGATAAATTCTAGTTATGAACAAAGATTATTTCTTCAACAAAATTCACAAATGATAATTGATTTAGAACAAAAAAGAGCAATGGAAGCAGTATTTCCATGTGTTCCATGTAAGACTGGTGAATTATTAAATGAAACGAATAAGCAGATGGATAATAAATATTTTGTAAGTTGTGATGGTATTACATGTAAAAAAACATTAGTTAATCCAGATGGTATAGGAACTACTAAAAATTTTTAAATCTTATTAATAATAAGGTTAATATGAATTTTTCGAATGAATTTGTATCTTGTATAATAACTATTAATGGTTTAAATGTAAATATAAAGGGAACCTTAAATAATTCTATATCATATAAAAAAAAGATTGTAATTGCTCCGGCACCTGTGAATAAGATAACATCATATTCAGGTTCTGCTCTTCCATTTCCAAATGAATTAATAGCATTTGAAAATACAAAAAATATATTTGAAATAAAAGATGATGGAATTATTGACGCTAATTTTATATATCCAAATAGTTATTATTCTCCTGATGGATTAACTAAAATAAAATCACCTATAATATTTTTATTTGATGATAATAAATATATTGTTGAATTAAATGATATTTGTCCTTTAAAAACATTAAGGGATAGAAAAAGAAGTGATCCGAGTTTTTATGCTTTAAAAGAAATTTTAGTTCCATTGGGAACGGCAGAGGATACAATGAAGAATTATTCATCAGCTAAAATTAAATATAATATAGCTTAATCTTTATTTTTTTTAAGAAGTATCTTATTTAGAGTTCTTAATTCTTTTGAAATTGCTCCTAGGTGTGTTGAAACATTTGTACCATCTTCATCTATAAAAAAATTTTTAAGAAGTTCATAATTAATAATATTTTGGTCGAATTCCTCTTCTTCCTCGTCATCATCATCTTCTTCTTCCTCATCTTCTTCTTCCTCCTCGTCTTCTTCCTCTTTTTCTTCTTCTTCATCATCTTCTTCTTTATCTTTAACTTCTACTTCTTCAACGGAACAAACACTATTTTTATCATCTTCTTGTTGTTTAGGCATTTTTTATATAAAAATATAAAATAATTCTTATATAATTTTTAGATAAGAGATGAATATTTTTTTAATAAAACTTTTGGGGTTTTTAATAGGATTATTCATAACATTATTTATTATAGATTATTATGATATTAATAAATTAAATGTAGAAACATTTGAAACTAAACCTGTAATTCCTCCTCCTACATCAAATCAACAACCACCAGCAATAGTAAGTGATGATTCGCAAATTCCATATAAATCATTTAAATATATGTGTATTAATACATTTTTTGATATTACTAAAATTGATAATAAAATAAATAGATGGTATGAATCTGATATAGATAAAACAAAATTAACTGACACAAATGGAAAAGATTATTTTTCATATGATACTTTAATTAATCTTAAAGCAAATACTATAAATGATAATGGGGCAAAAGGGGCGGATATTAATTCAATTGAATTAAGAGGGCCGAAAAGTTTTTATTTTGCGAATAATTTAGAAACAAATGAATTAAATGAATTTACGGTTATAATGTCAATTAAAATAAAGGATATTACGGCAAAAAATAATATATTATTTGAATTGGCAGGAAATACTGAAACTATAAATAAAGATAAACCAACATATTTAATTTCAATTGTTAATATTAATATTAGTATAAATAAGAATAATAATTTTGATTTTATAATAACAATTGGCGATAGTATTTATGCTGGTGGAATAAATGATATTGAAAAATCGACACTTAAAAATAATGATTTTATTGTTATAGGTCTTATTTATACAAGTAGTGAAATCACATTTTTAATAAATAAGCAAATGTATAAATATAAGACAAAGCAAACATTTAAAGTTAAATTAGGTTCTACACCGGCATTAATTAATAAACAAGGATTAATGAATATACATCTTTATAGTTTTGTATATTATAAAACACCATTGCCTACAAGTGAATATTTATTATTTTTAAAACATAATTATTATTATTTATCTGGATTAAATAATGCTATAAAAAAAACGGAAACAGCAGTTAAACCACCTCCTGAAAAAATACCGGTTAATAATGAAATAGATATTAAATTAAGACTATTAGAAGATAAGATAAATGAGAAATTAAATAAGCAAATTGAAGATAGAATTATAACACAATCAAATTTTGTATATCAAAAAATAGACCCTTTAAATATTGATAAAATAGGAGATAATGAAGTTAATAGTTCTTTAAATTTTATGTTCTAATTGTTTCGTTTATATAAGGAATATAAAGATATATTTTTTAAGTAAAATGAATGATTTATTAGAAGTAAATACAGATAATATTAATGGCGGAGGGGCGGTAAATAAAAAACTTCTTGATACAGAATTATTATTTAATAGAAATAAAATTAGTAATGAAATTGCTTCATTATCTTCATTATCTTCATTATCATCTCATACAAGTTTAAATAAAATTAAATTAAGAAATAGTAGTAGTAATAATAATAAAAAAGATTTAAATATAAAAAAAACTTTTAATAAAGATGACGATTATGATGATGATGATGAAGAAGATGATAATGATGATGAAGAAGAAGATGATGAAGAAGAAGATGATAATGATGAAGAAGAAGATGATGATGAAGGAGAAGATGATGATGGAGATGAAGAAGAAGATGATATCAAGAGTATAGATGGTGGTAAAAATATAATGAAAAAGAAAAATAATGAATTAAATGAGAAAAGAGAAATTCTATATCAATTAAATAGATTACAAGCGAAGGGACATCAAATTCCTCATAATTTTAATATGAGTAGTGATTTGAATGAAATGAAGAGAGAATATGATAGAATAGTTCGGGATAAAGATACGGATGCGAGTATTCGTTTTCAAAGAAAGATGATGATGGCATTTGTAACTGGAACTGAATATTTAAATTCAAGATATGATCCATTATCTATTAAATTAGAAGGATGGTCGGAACAAGTTCATGAAAATATTACGGATTATGATGATATATTTGAGGAATTACATAATAAATATAAATCAAAAGGAAAGAAAATGGCACCAGAACTACGATTATTTATAAGTTTAAGTGGAAGTGCTTTTATGTTTCATTTAACGTCAAAGATGTTTAAGGAAAGTTCAATTCCGGGGGTTGAAGAAGTATTTAAGGCAAATCCGGCATTAATGAAACAATTTCAATCAGCGGCGGCGAAACAATTTGTATATAAAAATACTGGATTAATGGGAGGAGGCGAAGAAGAAGAGAGGGAGGAAAAATTTAGAAATAAACCATCATCATCAATGAATAATGGTGGATTATTTGGAATGATAGGTAATTTATTTGGTGGTTTAACGAATAATCAACCATTTAATAATAGTCCAAAGATGAATAATCAATCACATATAACTAGAAATGAAAAACCTATAAATGATATAAATAATATTATAAATTCGGTTCATAATAAGATATCACCAAATATAGATGTAGATAATAGAATTGAGACATTATCAATAAGTGATGAGGAAATTACATCAATTATAGAGGATGCTACTGATGTTAATTTATTAAAAAAAGCAGTAGGAAGAAAAAATAAGAGAACATTAAATATTTAAATATTTATTTTTTTGATTTGGTTCCTTTTGAACCTAATTTACTTAATTCTTTTTTAGTTTGTGAAACATAAGAAGAAATTTCACCTATATCTTTCTTAATAGTTTTAGGAACTTTTGAAAGAGAACCGATTGGGTCTCTAACGACATTACGAATATTATCACTAGTATCATTTAATTCACGGATAACAGTGAATACAACAGACATACCGACGGCAATGATAAAATGGAATAAGAAGAGGATAAAGATAAGAGCAAATTCGATTAATGAACCAATCATAATGATTTCACGACGAATATCAGCGGAGCATTTACATTTTTCATTTACGAGATAGCGAGTATATTGGAAAACGATATATAAATAGTAGATAAATACAATAAAGAAAATTAAATCAATGAAACCTTTAAAGATAAGAACGGAACCACCGAAATTTTCTTTAATCATACTATCAGGAATAAATTTGGTAATAACGAGATAAAAGATAGCGAATACAGTAAAACTTTTAATAAAATTAGCATTTGGCGATGAGGAACATTCACAACCTTTTGCTTCAAGATTAGTTAGATAGGTATAAATAAAAACTAAAAGAACAATAGTTAATATAGAATTAATAACATTAATAATGTAAAGAATATTAAAATCACTCATATTTATTCTATTTAATTATAAATATTATTTTTAAGAATTAATAAAAAGTTTGCGTTTGGGAGGTTCAACATATTTTAAATTAAAAAAGTCAAAGATATCTTTTTCACTTTTCATATCAGGTATTTTTATATATTTGTCTTTAAAACCATGTTCGCTTAAAGATAAACCATATTTATTTTTAAGATATTCTCTTAATCCTACATTAAATTCAGCAGAACCTGTGAAATGTAATATAGAATAAAAATATTCATTTGGAGGACATACGAGGATATCTAATTTTCTTGCTGGACTTTTATCATCTAATTTTACGATACCGCCAAATTTTACATTTCCAATAGCTAAAATTTCTTTAATATAACCTATTTTTTTTAAATTGGAGATATATGTATTTAAATCAAAATTAGTGTCTTTCATAATTAATATATCGATATCTCCCATAGTATCATTACCTCTTCTAAAAGAACCAACAAAATCATGATTTAGATGAATAAGGTCTTTTTCTAAAATTTTTTTATGTTTTAAATATTCATCGAGAGGAATACGTTTATTTAAATCTTTATAATAATTAAGGCCTATTAATTGATTTTTATTTAAAAGATGTTTATTATTTTCTAAATCAGTGATAGATTTAATACCTAAATCAATTAATTCTTTAATTTTTTTATCACCAATACCATAAATTTTTTTTAATTCTAAATGAAAATTAAAATTGCTATCTTTATTAATATTTTCTTCATATTTAATAGTGCCATTATCGATTAATTCTTTAACTTTTAAGGCTATTCTATTACCAACTTTAATATTTTTAATAAAATCGTCATAATTATAGATATTTTCTTTACAATTATATAATTGGTTTAATGTTTTAGAATATGCTAAAACTTTAAATTTATTATTATTAATTTTTTCATAATTCATAATAGTAATTAAATGACTAATTATTAATTTTTTCAGGTCTTTTTTTTCTAGAAGTTTTTTACCAATAACAGAAGTTTTAAGAACACATTTATTAGTAATAGGATTTAAAATTTTATTGGGAGGACAGTTCATTATTTATTTTCTCTATAATTTTAATAATTTTAAATTTTGTAGAATATTCAAAATTATTTAAATTGAGAATTTTTAAATTATTAATAATTTCTGTATCTTTATAGAAATCAAAAATTAATAATAATTCATCTAATAATAATTCTATAATATGTTTATAATCTGTTTTATTTAAATAATCATTTAAATCAGTTATTATTTCATTAGAAATTTGTTTAATAAAATGATGATTATTTAAACGATTAAGGATAATTAATAATGCTTTTAATATAGATAATGAATTTTTTTTAAATTTTACATAAAAACAATATTTATCATAATTTTTATTATCATATAAAATTTTATTTTCAATTTTAATTTCATCGGTAATCCATTCTTTATTATTTATAAATTTTTCTAAATATCTTTCTATATTATTTTGAATAAATTCATTATCAAATAAAAATAAAACATCAATATATATATTATTAGATGATGCTTTTATAAAATTAATAAGAACATCAAATAACATATTTTTAATTTTTAAATCATTTATAATATTAATAAATGATGAAATTTTAGAATAAATAATATCTTTATTAACATCAGTTAATTTATTTAAATAAGATGTAAATTCTTTTTTACATTTCATATCATCGCTAAAATCTATTAAAATAACTCGTGGTTTTGTTCGATTTTGATTATAATTAATTTTAGTTTTTCTCATTGCCATCATCTTTTTTTTTTCCCATAAACTTTTAGCATCATAATTAGACATAAAACAATTATAATTAACGGTTAATTCATTTGCTTTTCTTAATAAAATTTCATTTAATTCAAAATTTTTATTATAAAAATCTTTAAATATATCTAAATCATATTTAATTAAACCTAAATCATTATTATCCATTCTTTCTTTATATTAAAATGATTAAATAATCTTTAAACATCTTTATTTATTTCTTCAATAATTCTATCAACTAAATTTGCTTTTGTTCCTTCTGTTGATATATTTAATTCTTCGCATTTTTCTTTTAATTTATCTAAATTAAGTTTTTGAAGTTTTTTCTTTGTAATATTTGTCGAACTTACAATAGATTGATTATCGTCAGTTGTCATAACATCTTTTTTTAAATCAAAGATTTCTTCTTTATTAGGAGAAGGTTTTTCGTCTGTTTTAATATTTATAATTTCATCAATATCAATTGACGAAGGTTCTTCATCATCATGTTTTTGATTTTGATTAATAAATATTTCATTCATAAAATTATTTGCAATTTGTATATCTTCATTATTTAGATTTGTTTTTTCGATAGTAGTATTATTTAATTGTAATTCAAATTTAGATATACGGTCATTTAATATATAAACATCTGTTTCTAATATACAGATTTTATAAATGAGATAAATAATTAATAAAAGAATTAAAAACATTATTATATATTGTATGAGATTATTCGTATTTGTTAAATATCTAGCTATCATTTCCTAAATCATCTAGATATAATTTGTTTTTAATTTCTATCGCACTATTTATGATTTCTTCTTTAAGTTTATGTTTTTCTAATAGTTCAATTGCTATTGTTTGTCTTGAACCTCCTCTTTTAATTTTATAATCAAATACATATTTATTATTAATTTTATTTGCACTTACACTTAAATTTATAAAGTTTTTATTTTTTTCTAATTCTATTAATTTATGAAAATGGGTAGTTATAATTAAACGAATTCCTTTCAAATTTCCTAAATAATTAGTTATAGAATATGCTACTGAAATTGCTTCTAATGGTGGAGTTGAGTGCATTGGTTCATCTAATATAAATACACCTCTCTTTCCATTTTTAGAAAGTTCATCTGCTATTTCTATCATTTTATTACAATATGAAGTTTCAGCTTCAAAATAAGAAGATACACCAACTTCATCTTTTATTCTCATTATTGATATTAAGGCATCATATATAATCATACTTCCTTTTAAGGCATTAATTATTCCAAATGTCTGAGCTAAAATTATATTAGAAGCGATAGATTTTACATATGTAGTTTTACCACCAGCATTAACACCAGTTATTATTATATTTTTATTTAATAATACAGGGTTTGGTTGTTGATTATTAAGGATAGGATTTCGAATATCTAATATTTTTGTTTCATTAGAATAATCAGGGAGACACCAATATTTATTTTTTTTGAGTTTAGTGATTACATTAATAGCATCTAATGTGTAAATAATTTTTAGAATATTTAGAATATCATCTTTTAGATTATCATTCATCCATAATTTAAATATACTTGATAAATCATAATTAAGTTTTTCTAATTCATCTAAATTAAGATTTTTAGGAATATCATAAATATAATATGGTTTCCAAATATTTTTAGAACTTTTAATGATAATAATAGATGTTTTAATAAAATCAATTAAACCTTTCATTTTAATTAATAATTTTTCACGAATTTTATAAATAACATATGATATAATAAATATTTGATAAATATTATAAATATAAATAAAGATATAAATGAGTAATGATATAATTTTAATTAAATCTTTTTTATAATTTCCGGAAGGTTTTATAGACATTTTAATAATTTGATAAAATATTTTGAAATAATTGGAAAATGATATATTTAAATTAAATTTTTGTTTAATTAAATAAAATGGAGCAACAATAATAGATATAGGATATATAAAATATGATATTGGAACAAAAAAAATTTTATAGAAATGGTAGAAGTCGAGAAAACTTCTATAATTATTAAGATGATTTAAATAATAGAGATATGGAAATAATAATTTAATAGATGAATTATCATCTATTTCTTTTTTTAGATTTAAAATCCATAAAATATTTTTTTCATTTTCTTTAAGATTATTGAGATTATAATTAAGTATTTCAAATGAATTTTGTTGTCTTTGAATTAATAATTCTTTATTATTGATGGGATTTTTAATGAGATGATTTAAGATAATTGATCCGCCAATAGTAGTTGATTTATTACAAATCCAATTATGAATACCAGTATCATCATAAATATTTTCGCTAATATTTATTTTATGAGAAATATTAAAATTATCAAGAATTGGATGAAGAATTAATTTAATTTGTTTTTCATTTATATCGAATATTTCCATAATTATAAATATAAATGAATTTAATTTATTTAATTCAATCTCACTTAAAAAAATGATTTGAATATTTAATTAATATTTTTATAAATGTTTATAATTATTATTAATGATAATTTTATTTATAAAATTCGTAAATTACCATTTGAAACCGATGAAAATACATATAAAAGGGGGTGGTTTATTATTAAAAATTATAATTCATATGAATATGATGAATTAATATCAAGATCAATTATTTATTTAAATGAGAATAAAAATAAAATGAAATATTAATATTTAGATTTTTTAGAAGTAGTTTTAGATTTTGGTTTTGGTGTAGATTTTGGTTTTGGTGTAGATTTTGATTTTGATTTTGACATAGATTTTGGTTTTGGTTCTTCGATTATATCATCAAGAATATTTGAATCTGACATATATCTTGCCGCCATTAAAGCAACAGCAGCCGCAAATGGTGCTAATTCAATAGCACCTCCGCTTTTTCCACTATTACAAGGACAACCTCCCTTTGATGCTTGTGGTGCCGATGGTGCTGGTGGTGCTGTTGCTGGTGCTTTTGCTTGTAGTGCTGATGATTGTTGTGGAGGAGGAGGTGCTTGTTGTGCTGGTGGTTGATTATTATTATTATATAATATATCATTAAAATTATTTATAATTCCTTGTGTTTGTGTTAATAAATCAGAACCGCCTTTTTTATATTTTCTTCCTCCTTTTGTTTCAGATAACATATAAGAAGCATTAACATCGGCATAAGAAGAACAACCGCCTTTTTTATTATTATTTTTTCCTCCTCCTTTTGTTTCAGATAACATATAGGAAGCATTAACATCGGAATAAGAAGAACAACCACCTTTTTTATTATTTTTTGTTTTTCCTCCTCCTTTAGTTTCAGATAACATATAGGAAGAATTAACATCGGCATAAGAAGAACAACCGCCTTTTACATGTTTAATGGCATTATCTAAAATAGTGAATTTATCAGTAACATTAGCATAATCTCTACCTCCTTTTTTAATAATTCTTTTTCGTACAGACATACAATTTCTATTAAATAGAAATATTTTTATTTATGTATATAAAAAACTAAAAAAACAGCTATAATAGTTGTTAAAAAATTAAGAAGAATAAATATAATTAAAAAGGGGGCAATATAAAATAATAAATAAATTAAAATAGGTTTTATAATTTCTGTTCTAATATCTTCTTTTAATAATTCTTCTTTTATAAATTTAAGAATAAGATTTATAAATTTATTATGCGTATTCATAACTTATTTTATATTATTTCTATTATAATTAAGAATGAAACATTTGTTTAAAAATCCGCAGAAGAAAGGTAAAATATATATATCGTATCCTAATGATAAAATTATAATTGAATTAAATGAAGTAAAGATAAAAAATTTAAAAGAATTGAATGATAAAAAGGGTTTTTTTTTAGAATGTAATATTCCGGATATAATAAATAAAAAAACAATAGAAAAAATTAGAAAAATAGATAGTGATGCTTATGATTGTTTAAAAGATAATTATGATTTATGGTTTATAAATAATAAAAATGAAATAGATATAGATGATATTTATATAAATTCATATGATGATGAAATGACATTAATATTAAGTGATAAAATAGAAACAGATATATTAATAGATGATATAGAAAAGGATAAATATGAATTTATTAATTTTATAAATTCGAATAAAAAAAATAAAAATTATGTTGTTAATTTAGAAATAATATTATTGGGAATATATATTACAAATACAACTATTATAAATAAATGGGGAATACGATATATAAATATTGAGACAATTAAAGAGATTGAATGGAATAAATATGAATTAGAGGAAGAATGGAAATATGATATAATTCAATTTGAAGAGGATACTAGGGAGAAAATAAAAAAAATGGAGGAGATGATAATTAAAACAAAAAGTTTGTATGAAGAAATAATTAAAGAAACAGATAATAAAATATGGGAGAATAAATTGGAAAAACTTAAAACAATTATTTTAAGAAAATAATATTTATATGATAATAGAAAGAATATATATTTATTATGGCATCAAATAGTTCCTCCATAGTTATTTCATTTTCTATTGCTATTTTATTATTACTAATCCTATTACTTCTTCTTTCATATAATTCTAAGAATAGAAGAGATAATAATGAACATTTTAATGATATCAATCAATTAAATGGATTTAATCAATTAATTAATCCATTTGAAGCGGGAAGTAAAACAATGAATGAAATTTTAAATATGAATAAGAAAAAGAGTGAAGAATTTGATAATAGTATTGCTTCAAAAGACCCTTATGCTAGTTCAACAACATTAAAAAATACTGGCGGAATTCAACCGAACGATGAAAATATGAATTCTTATGCTTCAATTAATGGAGGAGAAGTAGGAAAAGAAAAATTTACTACAATAAATGAAGGTTTTGAAAGTCAAGGCGTTCAAGACCCTACTACATGTATTAAAAAAGAAAAATTAACATCAAAAGATTTATTACCGAGTGAAGCACAAGACCTTATATGGTCAAAAATAAATCCTTCAAGTCAGGCAAATATTCAAGATCAAAATTTTTTAACTGCTGGATATCATATAGGAGTTAATACGGTCGGACAATCATTACGAAATGCTAATTTACAATTACGATCAGAAATACCAAATCCGCAAGTTGCCGTAAGTCCTTGGTTAATATCTACAATTGAACCGGATGTTCGTGCTACTACATTAGAGATAGGCAGTGCTCCATCATATTAATCAAAAGAAACAAAGCATTTAGTAATTAAAATATCATTTTTAGGGAGAACATTATTCTTTTTATTTTTCATGGTTCTTTTATAAGAATTTTTAGACATATTTTCATATATATTTTTTTCATTTTCGATGGCATAATTAATAACATTATTGCTAAACGCCCATTTAAAAAAATTTAATTGTCCGATAGTTGTTTCGATAGAAGTTCCTTTATTTGAAATATAAGTAATTCTATCATGACGACGGAATGAATCGAAATTAATTTTTTTAAAAGATTTTAGTTGAGACCTATAATCAAGATATAAATTAATTTTTTTATAATTATTTGAATTATTATCAGGAAGATCTAAATATATTTTATTATCATTTAAAGAAATCCAATAAACCATATTATTATTTTTGGCATAAATAGTTACTAACCAATCAATCATTCTAAGAGATAATGAATGTTTTCCGTCAATTATAGTCTTTAAAATTTGAAGATATTCATCATTTTTTTCATAAAATGATGATAATGATGATAATAATAGTTCTTTTCCTGTATCAGTCATTAAATAAATTTTATCTCATTTTTCTTATATAAGTTATTTTGAAAATTGTATCATATCCATTATTAAGGCAATAATAGAAAGAAATAATAAAACTCCTATTGTTTTATCCCATATATAAATATAAAAGTTGAAAATGATTAATATAATTAATAACCAGAAATTTTCATAAAATTCTAAAATTGCTTCTGGATAAGGTACTGATGGTCTTAAACCATAAATTAATAAATATCCTGTTAAAATACCGATAATTATATATTTAAATAATATTAATAATTCCATTCTATTTCTATAATTATTTATCTTTTTTATTATCATTAATAATTATAGAAAATGCTTGATTTTGCTTCAATAGAAGATGCTTTTCCAAATGATAATAGGAAAAAACAACAAAATAAGAAGGTTATTAATAGTGAATGTAAGCCTTTACAAGCACCTAATTATGAATTGCCTACATGTGAAAATAAGGAAAATATAAAAAAGGTAATAGATACTTCTTTAAATCCTCCACCAATAAATAAGAATAATTTTACTAGTGATGGTATAAAATCATTTGATTTTGACGAATATGATGCTTATTTATCAATAAATAATATTAAGACAAATAATCAAGATAGTTCAATAGAATATAGAACTACGCCATTTCTTGCTGAATATCTCAAAAATTTAAGAACAAATTTTGATAAAAATATAAAAAATTCATCAGATATTCCTGAAAATATAGAACAATTTACTAATATAAATACGACTGTAAAAATAGATGTAAATTTATATAATTTAATGTTATTTATATTTTTAGGAATAATTATAATTCTTCTTATACATCAAATTACAGTATTAGTTAAAGAATAATTTTAAATATAAAGATTATTCTTTAATTTTCTTATATATGAAACAAATTACACATATTGTTTTTGCTGGTAATGCTTTAAGATCATTATGTATTTGTGGAATTCTCAGATATATTTATTGTTATAAAATGGATGTGAATATTAGAGATGTTGCTGGAACATCTATGGGTGCTTTTTTTTCATTAGCATATGCTCTTAAAATACCAATAGAAAGATTAGAAAAAATGTTATATAATATAATGAAAACTGATATTACCAAAATATATCCAAATAATTTTATTAATTTAATAAATGAATATGGTTTAAATAATTCACGAGATTATTTAAATGAAATTCGTGATTATATTAAAGAAATTTATAATCAAGATGATATTACATTTCTTGATTTAACAAAAAAAACGGGTATTAATTTATATATTAGTGTTACAGAAGTTAATACTGGTTCTAATATAATATTTAATGTTGATGAACATCCTAATGTTTCTGTTTTGGATGCGATTAGTGCTTCTATGTGTCTTCCTATTTTATCAAAACCGGTTAAAATAAATGATAAATATTATATTGATGGTTATTTAACGAATAATTTTCCTATTGAAGTTTTTAGTCATATAAATAGTGAATTTATATTAGGTGTGGGAGTTAATACGAGAAAAGAATGTATATTAAATATGAAAGAGATGACATTTATTAATTATTTCTATAATTTATTTCATATGGTTTATAAAAATACTGATACATTATGTTATTATAATAAATTAAAAAATCATAAAAATATTTTATTTATTTCTAATTCACCTGTAAAAAGTATATTAAATCCAAATATTACTGATGATTATATTGATTTTTCAATTGATGAAGAATTATTAAATAATCTTTTTCTTCAAGGTTTTAAGGAAATGAATGATTATTCTAATAATAATCTAGATTTAGCTTTGGATGATAAATCTTCTAATTTCCAAGATATATAAAGAAGATTATGATTAGGTGGAGGAAGTCTTGAAGAATATAAACCGGACATTTTTAATTGTTGAATGAGATGTTCCATACAATTATCATAATTATATAATGGATATCCTATAATTATAGGAGGAACTTTATAATAAAAGGACATTCCACCATGTTCGGCAATTTCTCTTATTTTAATATTAATAATATTAAGAATATGATTATAAACATTAAGACCTCTTAATTCTTTCTTTTTTTTAATCTCATATAAATCGTGTAAATTAATTTTATTTTTATTCATAATTAATAAATAAAAAGGAAAAAAGAATTATTAATTATATACATCTATTTCTTCCTAACCAATAAAATAAGGATGTTGTTATATCTTTTGTTTTTTCTGTATATAAATTAATTTTATTATTAGATTTATAAATAATTGATGGTGCTGATGGTTTAAGCGAAGCATTATCTTTAAAAAAATTTTTTGCTTTATCATCTCCTAATTTAATTTTTTCAGAAGATATATTATAATATAATGGATTAGCATTTATTTCATCATTAATTGAATTCCAAGATTTATTTATATCATTACATGTAGGACACTGACTATCTGAATCATATATATATATTAATTTATCTTGATCTACAAAATTTTCATTTTTTGAATTGGATATAATTACATTTATAATTATTGAGATAATTAATAATAAAATTAATAAATATATCATTTTCTATTTATTATAATTATTTAAACTTTTGATAAAACCCATTTTGTTATATCTTCTTCGCTTCTATTGCCATTATATATTTCATTTTTATTAGGTGTTATTAAAACTATTGCCGGAGCATAATCTATTTTATTGGCAGTTGATAATTTAGTTCCTTCTGAATTATCATTTAAATCATATTTAGTCATATAAAATTTACTATTGGCATCATTATTAATTTTAGTTGCCATTTTTTCCCATTCTGGTGTAAAATTTTTACAATGTCCGCATTGTTCCATATATAAATATATAAGTTTATTATCTTTATTAGTAAATTTTTCTTTATTATATGAACTATATATAATAGTTCCAGCAATTATAGCAAAAAGTAAAACGGCAATAATTACTATTACATAGGTATTATCATCTTTACTGCTACTACTACTTCTTTTTGAAGAATATGAATAAGGTTTAAATGAAGTTTTTAGGAAACTTTTAGAAGATGATGGCATAATGTTTTTCTAATTAATATAAAGAAATAAATAATAATAATCCAGATATTATTATAAAATTTGTATAAATAATATAAACAATAATTTTATCATTTATATTATTAATTTTTTTCTTTTGTATCCAGATTATAGAATTTACTATAAAAAATAAAAATATTATTAAAAAGATAGTTATAAATATTAATATCATTTATTCTAATAAAAAATGATATTTAATTGTTTAAGAATATTTATGACATTTATAATGGTTGCTTTAATAAATTCATTTAGAGGTTGTATTATTAATAATGCTTCACCTGAAATTTATAATTTAAATTCAATTAAGATTAAGAATGGTTTTATGAGTTTAGAACATATTTTTCCTAAATGTTATATGAATAAACAGAGTTATAATGATTTACATAATATTTATAAATGTAATAATCTTATAAATAATTGTCGTTCTAATTATAAATATACGGATGAAAGTTTATTAGATAAATATGAATTTAAGAAATTATTTGATACTGAAAATTATATTTCTAATAAATATAAATTATTTATTCCAGAAGAAGAGAGTAGAGGTATTATTGCTCGTTCTATAATGTATATGTCATTTGAATATAATTATAAATTTAATAAAGTTATTGATAGTAATATTCTTATTAATTGGTGTTTAAAATATCCACCTAATTCACAAGAATTATATCATAATCATATTGTATTTCTTAAACAATATAAGAAAAATAAATTTATAGATTTATATTATAAAAAAAATTATAAAATGTATATAAATAAACTATTTTCATAAAAAAATGATTTAATTTTTTATTTTTTAGAAATTATCAAATGTATACGAAGCGGAGGCAAGAGCAAACCGAAAGTGAAGATGAAATTTTTAAGGAAGGAAATAAAAAACATCAATTATTTTTATGTAAAGCAGCTGAAATTGCTAAGAATTCCAATATGAATCAAAAACATGGGGCGATTGTTGTTTATAAAAATAAAATTATAGCATCTGGTTTTAATTATACTTGTAATTATATGAATAATAATTATAGTATTCATGCTGAAGTTTCTGCTATTAGTCAAATGTTTCATAATAAAAAATTATTAGAATTATGTGATATTTATGTTGTTAGAATTGCTCCAACAATTTATAATAATTGTTTGAAAAATTCTAAACCGTGTAATTCTTGTTCTAAATTTATTAAGAAATATAATATCAGGAATATTTATTATTCAACAAGTCATAATTATAACATGTTATTCGGTCAATAAAAGTCCAAAAAATATATTTTGGAACTTTTTTTATTTTTTTAAATATTCATCCGTTGCTCCCAATAAAGAGCGAGTTCATCCACTGAATTAATATCTAAATTCTCCATTTCGTCATTTGAAAGATTAGCATAATGCGGACAATACTGAATAAGATATTCAAGAACGCACGAATAAACGTCTTCATCGTCGAATAAATCACCATAGGCATCGATGTATGTCATCTTTGGTCTTTGGACGATAATTTTATAATAAATAAGTAATCATATTTATTAATTAATGTAATATTTCAATACAAATTTATATATCAAGTGTTAAAGATACTTTTGGAATAATTCGTTTAATTGTTTTTTTAGTAATTAAGGGTCTATCTTCTTTATTAAATATTTTTGCTAATAATTCTTCTCCTTTTAATTCTTTATTATTTTCAAGAATATCTTTAATTTCTTTCATATTAATTGGTTTATGAGTTTCTTTCATAGTTGCTTTAATTCTTCCATTTTGTGTATTTAAATCATTATATTTATATTTAAACATAAAATCCTCAATTTTAGAATTAAGAGCTTTTTGTAATGTTTTCCTCTCTTTTAATGCTACGACTAATTTTCTAATTATATCGTCATATTTAAACCATTCAGCAACGAGATTTTTAAATGTATCTAATTCATCTTTTGTTGGTTCTGAATTTTCATTTATAATTTCATCAATTTCTGTATCCATTTTAATATTTAACAATAAATAATCCTTAAACAGTTTTGGGGGTAGAATATTTTTTTATTACTCTCTTTTTTTTCGAAGAAGATGAAGATTTTCCTTTATAAGTTGCTGAACGTTCGCCGAGAGAACTTAATATATATTTAGTTAAATTTGGTTTTGTTCGTTGATCGCTAAATTCACCAATTTTTTTACCATTAGAATAAGTAATAACTGATGGAAATGCTTGAATTTGTTTTAAATTTTCTGGTAATAGATTAAAATTATCTAATTCTATTTGAAATATATGTGCTTTATTCATAAAATCTTTGTGATCATCCATTAATTCATGTATTACATCATAAAAGATTGGTTTAAATTGATGACAATGACCACAACTATTCCAATGATAAAAAAATATACAGTCTGTATTTCTATATATTTTATTTAAATTTCTACTTGTTATTTCATCGTTGATAGTTATAAAAGGCATATATTCTCTTTATTATTATAAATAATATAAAAAAATTGTTATTAATAAATAAACACAATGAATTTAGAAGAACAATCAAAACAAATATTATGTAATCATATTGATATATTAAATAAAAGATTAAATGATGAAAATGATTTATTATATAGAAAACAGTTTATTCATAATTCGATGAATTTTAATGAACCTATATCACGAAATCCTGAAAATATGAATTATTTAAAATCTTCATATATTTCTAAAAAGGATTGTATTTATACATCTAGCGAAATTGATTTAAAGGAGTGGGAAAAAGTTTTTTTCGAAACAAAAGCAAAAAAAGAATTTAATAAAAGTACTCAACCTAAAATGAATGATTATAATTGTCCGTAAATTTTTAATGCTTCTTTACTTACATTATTCTCTGCTTCTTTTTTTGAATATCCTTTTGCGGTTGCTATTGTAAAACCTGTTCTATCTTGAACACCATAATTAAATATTTTTAAATTATCTTTTGTAATTATATTTACTTCTACAAATTTAGGGGTAAATTGATATGTTTGTTGTGTATAATTAACAAGCATATCTTTATAATTTGTTTTTTGAAGAATTAATTCAGTAAAATCTATATGATTTTCAATTATAGATATTATCCATAATTCTGCCATAAAATATCCAGCACCTGTTAATGCTAATACTGGTAAATGTGATGGAAGAATTACATTATCATTATTTGTTTGAAAATCAATATATATAGCACCAATAAATGCTTCAAATATATCTTCCATTATTTTATAATTATTTCTTCCATTTGCTTCTTCTACTTGTTTAGAAATTATAGCGAATTTATTAAATCCTATTTTATCTGCTAAATATCCGAGCATTTTACCATTTACAATTCTTGTTCTTATTTTTGATAAGAACCCTTCATTTTGTTCTGGAAATCTCATATATAAGTAATTAGCAACGACAAGATTTAAAATAGCATCACCTAAAAATTCTAATCGTTCATATGATACATCTTGGAGAGGAATACAATTAGAAGGACATTTAGAATTACTTGAAATAAAATCTGTATTTTTCATAGAACAATATGATTTATGGATAAAAGCATTTCTATAAATATTAAGATTATTAAATTTAATATCGATTAGACCATTATTATTAAAGAAATCTTTTAAATTTTGTTCTTCAAGAATAATATTATTTGAATTAAAAGGAAGTTCTTCATTAGTTAATTCTTTTGTTTTATTATGAATGCTTTCAATTTTCTTCATTCTTGAATATATATGTTTAAATCTATTTCATTTTTTATTTATATAAAAATAAATGAATATGATAAAATGAAATGATTAAATTAAGTGATAATATTAAGTTATTACCATATATAGATAGTTATTTAATTCAGAAAAATCATAATATAAAAATAGATAGTTTATTTATAAAAACATATGATTTAATAATTGAAATATTGAATTATAAGAATATAGAGGAAATAGAAAAAATAATAGATTTTAATGAATTAATTAAAAATTTAAAAAATAAAAAAAATTATAATGA